AACACCACACCATGCATATAAGCAGTCGTCAATTTGTCTACGCCAATGGATCTTATCATTGATGATTCCTGCGTGTGTTGTTCCTTCTGGTGCCTTGCTCCAATCAATATCCATTACCTTTCTCCATCTCTTCAATCAACCAGTTCAGATACACACGAGCCTTCTTAGCATCTTCAAGGCCATTCTTATTCCACATGCGTGTCATATACTCCCAGCAACGACTCCAACTATCAATCTGGGTGTAGGGAATGCCTTCTGGTGCATTATCAAGAATAGCCTTGCGAACATCCTTCACTTCAATACCCGGAAGTAGTTGGTAATGTTTAGGATTATTCACCATGTCATATTGCTTTTCTTCCATTCGATTAAATTCCTCTTCCTCTTCTGGTGTAACAATGTAGTCTTCTGGTTGAATCTCTTGCCCAATACGTGAAACCTCGTCAGCAGCAAGTACCTCATCCAATGTATCATACTCAACAATTCGCCAGCTAGAGAGTGTATGTGGGCATTCCTTACTAAACACAGTAGTTTTTACGCCATTATCGCTCAGAATATCGTAAGCGCCGTTCCCGTAATTACTAATTACCGTGTATTTCTTACCTACTGTGAAATAATCACATCCGTTTAAAATATTATCTGTTACGATTGTTCATCAGTTGTACCTCCATTGCTCCATAAATTGAATGCGTTGTTCAATAAGACTTACAAGATCGGGGTGCATATATTCATATTCATCGGGAAGTGAAAAGTTGTAAATAGGGCCATCAAAAACCTCAGAGATACGCTCCGCTTGTGTAAAGTCCATGACAACAACACTGTCAGCCCATTCCAATAATACATCGTCCACAGGAATAAGAGCAAAGTCTTTCTCAAGTCCAGCAGCCCGAGTGTTATAACAGCCTCTTGCGGCCATTACCGCCGCTACGCTGGGTGAACGAAGAAGGCCAGCAGAGCAAACACATAGAACCCGTTCAAAAATCCCTTGGTTTGGATTCTTAGCATTCCATTTACGATTGTTCATTTGTGTAACCTGCTTAGTTCATTAAGTTTTTCTATCATGTCACCGATGTCTGAGTCAAAACCTTGGCAGCTCGGATCATAAATATCAGTAAATGAAATCGCAGTATTATCTAAACCATAACCATCACCAGCAGGACTATCAAATAAATATTTTTCTACATCCCTATATTTCCTTTTTTCGATCAAATCGGCAATCAACCTGAGACGATCAACAACAGCTTCATTCAGAACTTCTTCTTGTTTAGATGCTAAATCTTCAGGTCTAGTCTGCAAAAGCTCATTAATGTTCATTTCTTCATTTCCTCCAACTCAAGGTTTACTGGCCTAGTATATCCCAATGCTGTTTCGTAATCAACATACGTCACTGTGTACTCATGTTTTAATGGTGTGCAAATTGAAACACATCCATCTATCCCGGTCTCCTCTACACGAATACATAAATAGTACCAATCAGGGTGTTGTATGTATTTATCTTGATCTACATCAAAAAGTTCGCCGTCTTTGGTTAAGATGATAGGCTGAATGGATATACCTTCACCTTTCCCGTTGGGTCTAAACAGCGTCATATCTGTATGAATGTAGTGATATTTGTCTTTAGTTTGAAAGCTAATTACAGCAACACCATTTTCCTTAGATGCCCCTCTAAAATCCCATACAATATCTTCGGGGTTTAAGTTGGGGTTGTTTGATTTGAATGTATCGACAAAAATTTTCATCTGCTTTCCTCATAGTCGTATGGATAGTTCTCATCGTGAATCTCAAGCATTCTAGCAGTCTTTTCTTTCACATGATAGGCCAAGGCATAAACTGTTGGGTGGTCGTCGCCAGCCGTTGCCATCAGAGAACGTGCTAGACGCATAGTGATTTCTGACTGCATCCTGAATGCCTGTCGCCAGTAAATTTCATCCTCGCTCATAAACCTCACCATTCGCTTTAATCTCAATTACTCTATCTGCTTTGAAGCTACGATAACCTTTAGACTTAAACTCGTATACCGTAATCAGGTTGTGGTCAGCATCATCGAATTTTTTACCTTTACCTGTCACGTATTTCTGTACACCAAACATACAGTTCATTGTACGCTCAGTACCATCTTTCTTCAAGAAACGTACAGAGAAAATATGCTTATCATCAACAAGGTTTAAGATGTCTTCGCGTGTCATGTGTAGTTCCTCCGTTGCGGGCAGCAGGACTATTCCCGCCACCCTTGAGAACTACTTTATACCAGATTGGATTATGTTGGAAGGAATTCTTTGGAATAAGAAGGGACGACTTTATACCATAATGTAGCACCTGTTTTGTCGCAGAAGTTCACCAGTCCGTACCAACCCTGTTTGTCAACAGCATTCAGCACATTCTCTGGTGAAGGGAAGAAATCAGCAACGATAGCATCTGCATCCGTTTGCTCAAACAGTAGATTGTCATTCATGTAAACGCTCATTTTTAGCATTGTTCTCTATCCTATAGCCTAATGGTGTTTTACGAACTGTTGTGTTTCCGTCAGACCACCTCCATAGCGAGTCACGCCTATAAGTAGTTGTACCGTCAGTATAGTTACCAAGTGCGTCTTTTCTGTACGTCTTATCTCCTATTTCGTATTGGTTTAGAGAGTTAGACATGACTGCTCCCCGCCCTGTCGGGCGAGGCTTCCAACTTCTCAGGCAGCAACCGGCGCGTGGCCGGATTTACGCAAGCCTCCATTGGCAGGAACCGACAGTCCTTCGGCCCGTAGTTTAATAATACCCTGCTGACGGATATTGATTGCGGCATTTACGTCGCGATCTCTTTCCGTATGGCAAGCTGGGCATGTCCAGTTGCGCACCGACAACGGTAGGGTATCCACCCTGTGCCCACAGCAGGAGCAGGTCTTGGAGCTGGCGAACCACTGGTCGATTTTGACCAGATGTTTGCCCTGCTCCTTCGCTTTGTATTCCAGTTTCTGAATCAGACTGGCCCAGCTTGCGTCTGCAATATGCTTCGCCAGATTCCGGTTCTTTAACATATTTTTGACTTTTAGTGTCTCGACCACAATCGCTTGGTTTTCGTCAATCAGTTGTCGAGACAATTTGTGCTGGAAGTCAGCACGGGTATTCGCAAGGCGCTCATGTACCTTGGCAAGTTTAAGACGAGCTTTCGCACGGCCCTTACTGCCTTTCTGGCAGCGGGATAAGGCCTTCTGTTTACGCCGCAAGTTAGATTGGGCGCGTTTCAGGAAGCGGGGATTCGCCGTCTTGTTTCCTTCGGAGTCGATAGCAAGATGGGTTAGCCCCATGTCAACGCCCAGCACGGTATCAACTGTGCGCAATGGGGCAGGTGTTTCCAAGCCGTCCTCGACCAACAACGAGGCATAGTATTTCCCTGTTGCCGTGCGCGACAGAGTTATACTCTTGAGTTTCCCGCCCATCTCACGGTGAACCCGTGCCTTAATCGGTTTCATCTTCGGCACTTTGATCCAGTTTTCACCAACACTCACATTCATGCAGTGGTAGCTGGACTGTTTGCCGTGCTTGCGCTTGAATTTGGGGTAGCGGGCGGGGAGCTTTAGGTCAAAAAAGTTCTGGAAGGCTTTATCGAGGTTGATACACGCTTGCTGGAGTGCAATCGAATCAAAATCCTTGAGCCAGTGATACTTGCGGGACTTTTTCGCCACCGCGAGCAGCGGCTTGCCAATATCTAAATAGTTCATCAACGTCATCCTCGTCTACTCCAAGCTCGTAGATCATCTCCATAGTGCAGTCTGGCCGGAACCCATTTTCTTTTTTGTAAAAATCTTCAAACTCCGCTCGATCACTCATTTCCTCTCTCCTCAATAGTCTTCAAAATTCCCTGATACAACGCTTCTAATTCTGGCAGTGCCGAATCGGGTGATGTAAACATACGCCATATAAGGGCTTCACGACGCTCTAATAACTCATCATTCACTGCTATCTCAAACTCTATCTCTTCTCTGGACACCACTCTGTCATTGCCAACTACCAGATCATTCCAAAGATTCATTATATTCTTCCACTTCTAATCCAGTCTCCAA